TTCCAAATGTTTAGCTTTTCTTGGTTCTTACATTCCCAGTTAAATTCACTTAGTATTCCTTGAGTTGCCATAATATCTCCTTTAATACTCAAGCCACCTGAATTTGGAGTTCTTCTTATTGAGGTTTCAAATTCTTTACTTAAATACTTTGCTATTTGTAGCTCAAATCTTTTGCCTTTTTTTTGACTGTTTAACATCTTCTTTTGGTTTTATTGGTTTACCTGTTTGTTCTATAAATGGTTTATCCTGTATCATTTTATTATCACACAATTCTTTAATTGTCATTTTAGGATAGTTTTTTAATAACCATTCTTTATTTACTGTTAGATATAATTCATTCATACATTTCTTTTCCTATTAATATTCCTGTTATTAAAACTGCTATAAATGATATTGTTATTATAATGAAATATCCTATCAAAATTCTTGTTTTAATTCTGTTTTTAAATCTTCTATTTGATTTTTTAAATACCTAACCTCAGACCTTAGTAATTCATTGTCTAAGTGCTTTCTAGCATTATCTAATTTAGTTTCTCTTACTTGCTTACCTAAATCTTCAAAGTGTTGCATAAAGCTATTTAAAAGAAATAATGTTTCTGTTAGTGTGTTTAGGTTTTCAAGTTGTCCTTTTGTTTTAGCTTTCTCTTTTGCCTTTAATAACAATATATGAAATTTGTTTTTAATCTCTATTACTTTTAATAAGTCCATTTAAAATATATTTTCTTCATCATTTAATAAATCTTCTTCTTTCTTGTTTAGTGGATTAACACCACCAAGAGTAAAACCAAGTCCATTGTTATAATCAAACCTAAGAGGGTCACCAAGCATTGTAGGAGTGCCACCTGTCTCTTTGTCCTTAATTTTATATACATGAATTTCTGTTAGCATCCATAAGTCAGGATGAGATATTAACCTATGACAACATAAAAAATTATCTACTCTGTTTGGAAACACTTGACCACCTTCGCAGTCTGCTTTTCTTGGTGCTTGTATATGCCCATTAAGTAAATGGTCAACAGGATAAACTCTTCTAGCTGCTTCAGTTTGTGGATGCATACAAACATAGATAGACTTTCCTGTTCTATTACAGAACTCTCTAACATCATTACAAAAATGATAATTTCTATCGAATTGCCCTACTCTTCTATCATGATTTAAACCTGTATAAGGGTCAATAACACAAGCATCTACATCTGCATCTGCAAATATGTTTAATAGTTCTTTATGACTATATAGCTTACTATTGTCAATAAATTTAAAATACTGACTTATCTCTTGATTATAAAATTCTATTTTACTTTTAATAATATCTTTAAATTTTATGCCTAGCCACATTTGAATAATATCTCTTTTAAGTTGACCTGCTCTATTTTCACCACTCCAAATAATAAACTTCTTATTATTAAGTTTAGCTTGACATAGTAAATACCATAATAACCAGTTAGTCTTACCTACATTATCAAGTCCTAGAACCATATTAAACTCTGCTCTTTTAAATAAAAAATGATTATCTAATTGGCAGCCAATACCTAAACCTTGTTTAATTTTACCATCTTTATAAGCATGAAGATATTTTACTGTTGAATTATCTTTTAATATCATTTCTTAATTAGTTTTTTTATATCATCACTAACTTTCAAAACATTATCATTAGCATAATTATCTTTTCTTATTTTATCTTTTCTTAATGCTTGAGTATTGGTGTAGCTTTGCTTTAGCTTTGCTGTAGCATTACCACCTTTAGAACCTGCTTCAACTCTTTTAGAATGTGCTATTGTTCTTTCTTTGTATTGTTTATCTAGCCATTTAATAACTATTTTATTCTTAACACACTTAATTAATTTAGTTTCTAGTAGTACATCATAATTAGTGCCTGTAATAGCTTTTAATTCTTGGTCTGATACTTTACAACCTTTAGACCAGTAAAAGCAGCAGACTCTAATAAATGCTCCCTGCACTTCTATTTTTTGAAATGCTATAGTTCCTGTTAACCATTGGTTAGGAAAAAATTTAAAGTAAGGTAATTCTATCATAGTTTAGTTTTTAAAATAATATTTCTTGTTTAGCTTTTTCTGTAAATCTTTTATTAGCTAAAGACATATTAATAATAGCTTGTTTATAATAACTATCTTTTAATTCTATACCTATTGCTTTTCTACCTAATGATACTGGACTGTAAACCTCAGAACCAACACCCATAAAAGGAGTTAAAACAATTTCATTAGGATTAGAATATAATTCTACTAACCTATCAATTACATCTAGCTGAAGTGGATGTACATGCTTTTCATCATCTTCTTCTCTACTATCTCTAAATGGTAATATATTATCTATTCTTATGTCATCCCATACAGAAGATGCATATCTTTGCCAGATATAATGACTTAATTTATTTGTTTTAGGGTCTGTATGGTTAATATATTTTTTGTTTAAATATTGCCAAAGTTCTTTTTCATTTACATTAGATTTATTAGCATTATTCCATGCACTTAAAATGTTTGGTAAAATTGGAGTAGCACCAAAATATTTAGTAAGTCCTTTTTTATGAGTAACTGGTATTTGATTTTCACCTTTTTTAGTAAATATTAAAACATAGTCAGGCATAGCAGTAAAACATTTTGTACTATCTTCTACTATAAATTTATGCATTAGACTTTGCACCATTGTTCTCATCCTTACTTTTAATGGTTCTTTCCATATAGTTATTCTATTTCTATATTCAAAACCATATTTAGAATGAAGCCTAATTATTTCATTAGGAAAATCCCAAAGCCTACAAGTATTATCAAAAACATCTGTACAATGTACTGCAGTAATTCTACCATCTTTTGTAACTCTTGCAATTTCTTTTATTAAAAATTCATATTGATTTAAAAATTGTTCTTTACTTTCACAGTTACTAAAATCTCTTTCACTACTAGAGTAATTATATAGACCTGCAAATGGTGGAGAATATATTGATAAATCAATACTTTTATTATCTAATGTTGGTAATACTTCCATACAGTCACTATTATAAATAGCATAATTTTCTTTAATTATTTGTTCTTTTGTTTTCATAGTTATATAAATTTTGGTTTTATTATTTCTTTATTAAATTCTTTATTTTTAATTATAAATTTTTGATTAACATTTTTAGTTAAGTTTTCATATAATTTAATTGCTTTTTTTGTTTTTGTTTCTAATGACTTTAAGACTCTTGTTTGACCATCTGAAATAACTAAATCTATTGTAACTTCATTTTTTTGACCAAATCTCCAAAATCTTCTTATAGCTTGATAATATTGTTCATAAGAATAAGTAGGAAAAAAAACAGAATGATTACAATGCTGCCAATTTAAACCCATTCCAGTTATTTTAGCTTTAGTTATAATTCTTTTTATTTTACCATTTGCAAAATCTAAAAGTATTTGTTCTTTTTTATCTATTGACATACTCCCTTTAATTTCTATTGCTTCACTATCTAATTTATTTATTAAACTACTTTCATCATTTAAGTTAACCCAATATACAGAAGTTTTACCTTTTGCTAATTCTACTGCTTTATTACATCTTTCAGTAATAGTCTGTCTTTGTTCATGTCTAATTTCATTAAAATTTTTAGCTATAATATTAAACATTTGTATTTGTCCATCTATGTCAATAGTAGAGTTATTTTTAACAATATGTTTAGTTATGTTTAATTTTGGTAAAATATAACCATCATTTTTAAAACCTAAGTCTGAAGGCATTTTAATCATTATAGACCATTGGTTAACCCATTTAAAAAAATCTTTTTCTGCATAAGGTTTTAAATACCATTTTTCTCCTGCATGTTTAGGGTCAATAGAATTATTATTATTTTTAAAAAACTTACCTAACATATCAATATAACCCATATAACCTAATGCCTCTGAACTTGTACCTAATTCTATAAAATCATTAGGAGAAGGTGTAGCAGTACTTAAAAATCTATAAGGTAATTTTTTAATAAATAATGTAATTTGATTTTTAATTTTGCCTTCAAAATTTTTAAGTATAGAACTTTCATCTAAAATAACTCCTTTAAAATCTTTACTATTAAAATAATGCAATCTTTCATAATTACATATTACAATATTTTTAGTATAATTACCATCTTTGCTATATTCAATATTAGTAATTCCTATTTTTTTTGCCTCTATTATAAATTGAAAAGCAACAGCCAAAGGAGTTAAAATTAAAACTTTACCCTTAGTATGGTTAACAACATTTTGAGCTATTGCTAATTGTATTAAAGTTTTACCAAGACCAGTATCAGCAAAAATACCTATTCTGCCTTTTTTAACTGCTTTACTTATTATTTCTTTTTGAAAGTCAAAAGCTATTTTAGGTATGTAATTTGGTTCAAAACCAAAGTCACCTATACTGTGCTTTTTATTATTTATAAATTCTTTATAATTCATAGTTTAGTTTATTAGTTTGTTTAAATTTATTAATTTATATGGTTCTTTGTTGTCAGGCATTAATTTTGTTTCACAAGTTTTAGATTTATTAATTAAATTATTTAATGATATTTTTAAATACCTATTTCTTTTATGACTATAAATAAAAAAATATACATTGATAAAATAATTCCAGTATTTATAACCTTTAACATCACAATCTTTTAGTCTTAAATTATCTTCACTATCAAATGATTTACATTCTATAAAATAAAAATTATTGTTAGAGTTTATGATATAATCAGGTTGTTTTTTAAGTCTATAATCTAAATTAAAATAATCATTTCCTATTTTCATTTCATCTCTTTTTTCTTGACTAAAACCAAAATGAAAAAAAGATATATTTTTAGATTTTAAATACTCTTCACATTTTTTTTCTGAAATATTTGCAAATTTATTTCTTTCTTTAAAAGGTTTTTTATAGCTCATAGTTCTATTAATTTCATGCCATAATTATTAACACCTTTCTTTTTAATATAATCTTTTTTAAATATAAGTTTGTTTTTTTTGAATGGTCTATAATCTACTTGATGATGCCATCTATTAAATCTCCATACTACTTTAACAATGTCTGGATGTTGTTTTTGTAATGACTCTGCAAACTCTCTTCTATTATTTGTCTTTTCATATAGTTCATTAGTATTACCACCTTTCATAGTCATTGTAGTAGCTTTTTCTTGTGTAAATGCATTAAATTGAACAGTACATAAACCAGACTTCATAACTCTAATACTTAAATCTGTATCTTCATTAAATCTACCTCTCCAATTAAAAGGAATATCATTTTTAATAAGCAATACTGAATATATTCTAGTGTTAATTACAAAAGGTTTCATCTTTGTTTTAGCTATTGTAAAAAAATCATAAGCAGGACCGGCAAGAGCTACATTTTCATATCTATCTACAAAATCTTCCATTATCTTGAATATAGTTCCTGAAGTTACTCTAACTTGATAATTTCTATTTAATCTATTAAAGTATGGAATATTATCATCTAATAACCAATGTCTTTTAAAACCTCTTTCTATCGAGTCTTGCCAACACCAATTTCTAGCAGGAATACTACCTTCACCTAAATTACTAAAAGGTAATATTTTAATTTTGCTTTCATCAATGTATTTATTGTATTCTTCAAACTCTTGAGGCTCTATAACAATATGATAATCAACATTCATTTTTTCAAGTCCTATGCTTGTTTGTCTGCTTTCTGCTCTACCTTTAGAAATTATATATACAGGATATTTAGGTTTCATCTATATAGCTTTTATTTGTTCTTATTCTTTTTTTTAATTCTGGAAACCATAAAGAAGGCAATTTAGCAGATATTTTTTGACCTATTAATTCAGCAAACTTTTGTACATCTTTTTCATTTCTAAAATGCACTATAATTTTTCTTTTGCTTGTTAAATCTTCTTGAATAAACTCAGGCATATCTTGCCAATGTTCTTTCCATTTTTGCATATCATCATAATCATCAAATAGCTTTAAGTTGTTTTTGCTCATTAGTTATATTGTTTTAAATTATCATAATAAAAATCTTGTTCTTCTTTTGAAAGTTCTTTAAGATTATATGTTGGTATAGAGCCATACTGCCATTCATTTTGATAATATGACTCTTGCTTTCCTGTTATTTCTATTTTATCTACAATGTATTTAAACTTCTTTTTAGAGTAGTTAAAATTGTTATTTAACCAAGTATAACCTAAACCCCAATTCTCTGCTAACTCTGGAAGTGTATATCCCATGCTTAGCTGCTCTGTAATAAAATCATTATCTAACAATGTACCAACCTTTTTTAATTAAATAATCTGTTCAAAATGGTAAATCATCACCATCTTCTTCAATAGTTTCTTTCTTTGCTGCTCTTTCTTTTTCAGCATCTGTAGGAGCATCTTTAAACTCATTAAATATATTCCATGCTACTAATGAAGTGTAGTATTTACCTTTAAATTCATTAGTCTTAACATTGAAACCTACAGTAACTTTAGAACCTACTTTATTCCATTTGTTAAACTTCTCTATTTTATCTTCTCCAAATATTTCAAAGTAATAGTAGTTGTTATACTCTGCATCTGTTTGGACTAAGAAGTTTAACTTTTGCCATTCTTTGCCAGTAGCTTTACTAACTCCTTTCTGTAATTCTAACACTTTTGTTATATTACCTGTAATTTTTAATTCACTCATTTTATTTTTTTTTGTTGGTTAATTAATTTCTGTAAAATATTATTTAAAAAATTTTCAATTGTTTCTGGGTGTGTAGAAAGTTTTGGATTAAATTCTATTATGTCTTTTTTAACTATATCTATTAAATAGTCAAACTCATAGTATTCTAATTTTTCACTCATTTTATTTGTTTTTTATTTGTTTAAAAATATGTGTTAGCTTTCAATTAATAAATAAAATTCACCTCAAGTTATTTACTGCCCTTACTAACTAACACAATGTTAAAAATTATATATATCTACTAATTTAATACTATTTGAATAGCTTTCTGCTTTACTGCCATTAGCTACCCATTCTTTATAGTCATAAACTAAATCATGATATTTTTCTGCTGCTTTGTTTATTATGTCTGTGCTTAATTCATAGACTTGCACATTATAAGGCTCACTCTTTTCAACTGCAATAATATAGTATTTAGTTCCTTTAGCAAATGCTTCAAGATACATAGCTGCCTGTAAACAATAATTAGAATTATCATAATACAAGTCTTTTTCAAATTTAAGTCCTGCATCTGTAGTTGTTTTAATGTCTGCTATAAAGCCATCACCAACCATATCTACAAAACCTTTAAACTTGACATCTTCATAAGTCCAGTCAATTCTTTTTTCTGTTTCTGTAGTTTTCATTAATAGGTTTCTAAAGACTTCATTACTCTTAGCATTCTCATAGGTCTTATAAGCATGATTATATTCTTTTTGAGTTACTATGTCTTTTTCTTGATTAACTGCTTTAAACTCATTCCAAGCAGCACCTGCTCTTCTACCATCATAGACTGCATAATCATTGTTAAAGTTTTCAGGTTCTAAAATCATTTTATGCAATAATGAGCCAAATAACATAGCTGGAGTAGGTTCAAACTCTCTTGCCCAATAGCTTAATAAATGATTAGGACTTTTGCTAAATTGACTTAATGATGAATAACTTAAATGTTGTTTTTTCATAGTTTACTTTTTTTATAATATTCACTAATTGTTTCTAAAATTACTTTATATCTAACAGACTTTTTTAAATGCTCATGCTTACCTTTTGTAACTTCATTTTCTATTTCATCTAGTCTTTCATCTAATGTAGAAAGAGCATTGTCTAAGAATTTTTTATATACTATATTCTTCATCTTATTGCTTTTTAAATGTTTCTGCTTCATCTTCACCAAATACACCTAATTCATAAAAACCACACAATTTTAAAATAATTCTGCTCATGGCTCTCTTTTCGGCAATCGCTACAGGATAAGAATTTCTGTTATTTTCAGGAGAGCATTCACCATAAGTTTGAATAGTAACATCTCCTTTAGTTCCTATTGCTTTAATTATACAAGTTTTTAAGTCTGGATTGTAGTGTTTTAAATCATAGTCTATATTAACACCTGCTTTAGCTTGTATTTTATCTATACCTGTTCTAGTTATGATATTATAATGCTTGTGTTTAAATGTATCTTCTTTGCTTAAAGAATACTTTTTATACAATTTGTTTAGTTGTTCATCTTTTTGCATACTGAATTTTTTTAAATGTTAAGTTTATTAGTTTATTAGTGCAATTTATAATTTTACTTACTCTTGTAGTGTTAGCTTTAATTAATCTTAATTGCTGCTTAATATGATTTAGTTCTTTTTCTGCTTTTTCAAAACCATTTAAAACACTTATAAGAGACTCAATTTTTAAAGCATCACATTTCTTTACAAAAATGTTTTTATGCCAATTAACTTGTCTTAAAACTTCATATAAGTTACTATTGATTTCTTTTTCAAAGTCATGTTTATGCCATTGGTCTAGTTTATCTCTAAGATATCTATATTGTGCATCTTCTTCAGTTGTTAAAATCATAGTTCTACACTCCTTTCTTTTACTTTTTTAGCATTAGACTTATTAAACTTTTCCATTAATTCAACTAATGTAGCTGAATAATTTAAACCAAGTTTCTCATTGGTTTCTTTGAATTTGTGCATAATATCTTCTTTACCTTTCTGCACATAAAATGTTCTTACCATTACTTTATGTTTTTAATTTGATTAATAATAATTTTTTCTTGCTCTTTTCTTTCTTTTAAAGCCATGTCTGCTAGTGCAGGAATGTCATTAAATAAAGTGTCTGCATTAAAGACAATATGTTTATCTTCAGTTAGTAAATGTACCTCACCATTTTCTGAATAAATAGTATGAGTTTCATGTATGTAAATTGACTCCATTGTTTTAAATGTTAATTAATAAATAAAATATAATTTTGTAACTCAAATAAAAGGCAGTTACAATTGCCAATATGTTAAATATTTCTTTCTTCATTTGCTTAATTTTATGTAAATATATATATTATTTATAAATACACAAAAAAAAATTAAAAAAATAATTAACAATGAAATGTTAAAACAAGTGTGTAAGTCTAGCAACTTGTCCGAATTGCTTAGAAAATATGTAGCTTTCTATAGCTTGATTGTTAGATGAAGTATAACCACTTTTATGATGCCAACTATCAGCAGGAGATGGACTTCTTAAACTCTCTAAAGAAACTCCTACATAATCTTTAGCTACTTTATGATGCACATGATGTGTGAACATATATCTATATTTGCAATTGCTCCAGTCTTTAGACTCATCTGCCATTAATAAAGGTAGTAAATCCCATTTAGCACCATCACCATGAGTAGAACCTATTAAATTGTTATTCCATTTATAATACTTTCTATGCTGCAAACTAACATCAAAACTAATATTTTTATTATTCTTAAAATAAGTAGCTATTACATCAGCTAAACAAAAGCCAGTTAAATAATCATGATTGCTACTATTGTAAATAATATGTAAGTCAGGATAAAAAGCTAATAATGTTTCTATAATATTAATGTAAAGTCTTTTAGCTATGTGAAAATGCTCATAAAATAAACCATCTACATCTTGAACTGTACCTTTTGTAGTTTTACCACCACTAGAAGTGTCTATATGCATTGCATCATTACCTATAATAAGAACTATTTTATTAATGTTAAAACCTCTGCTCTTTTCTAAACAACCTTTAACACCTTCTAAAGTCCTTTGTACTGCTATTTGCTTGTTATATTCTTGACCTGAAACAAATGATTTACATAGCTTACCAATGTGTATATCAGCAGGAGATATTAAAAGCAAATGACCATCATTAACTCTAGGTTTTTCTATATACTCAAATTGTGGTGAATATTCTTTTAAGTCTTTTAGTAAATCTTCTTTAAAGTCTTTTAAATCTTTTTCTTTAAAGTTTCTATTTTTAAAGTATAAACTAGCAGACTTGTTTTTAATCCAACCACTATGCACATCATTAGGATTAAGACCTTCTTTTTTTGCCTCTTCTTTTACTCTTCTATAATCTTGTATTATTTGTGCTTCATCAGATGTTAGTCTATATTTTGGATTGCCTTTATTACCTCTGTATCTATTATTGTAATTTTTATTTTCTTCACCCTGACTCATTTTGTCAATCTTTTATATATTATTAATAAAACAAATAAAGCAAGAGCTATATAAATTAATAGACTATACTTTTCCCAAAATGATAGTTCTTTATAAACTACCTTTTCAACAGGTACTAATTTTTCATAAAAAATAGTATCTTCTTTGCACTCTATTTGATGCCATATTTCTTGCCTTAGAGTATCAAAATAATACTTAGCTAATACTTTTTCAGTATTTACTATTATAGTAGTATCAGAGTATTTAAAAGTAGTTATAGTATCATAATTAAAACTTTCAATTACAATAGTATCTCTAACTATTAAAGTATCTAATTGTATTAAATTAGGGTGCTTAGTAATTAGTCTATTTAACCTTTTTTGTGGTGTGCAAGAAACTAATAAAAGTAATAATATGCTACTCTTTAGGAAGTGCAATTAAACTATCTTTAGACCTAAGAAACATTATACCTAAAGCCAACCAACCTGAAAGTTCAGTAGAGTTAGCTTTTTCAAGAAACATCATAACACCACAGAATATAATAATTAATACTCCTAAAATTGTTGTTATGTAATTTGCAAATAATCTATTTTTCATCTTTCTTTTTTTTCTTTTCAAATTTATATCCTTTAGGTTGCATTTTATCATACTCAATACCAGAATTAAAGCATGGACATGATTTATTAGCAAATTCAAAATGAGAATGAATAGAGGCATTAGGATAAATATGTGTTAATGTTTTAAGTATTTTAAGCAATGCTCTTTTCTGTGCATCTGTTCTAGTGTCTTTAGCTCTTTTTTTATCACTCAAACCTCCGATATAACAAATACCTATAGAGTTGTCATTTTCACCCTTTGTATGAGCTCCAATTCTATTAACTGGTCTGCCATAGTCTATAGTTCCATCTAATTGAATTACATAATGATAACCAATATCAGACCAACCTCTACCCTTAATATGCCAGTTTCTAATAGTTGCAGTAGATACAGCTACACCTTCTTTAGTAGCAGAGCAATGAATTATAATTTTATCAATGTTTCTCATAATTACTTTTTTCATTATTTACCTAAAAATATTCCTTCAATAAAAGTACCAATACCAACAGCAAAAGTGCCTAGAGCAGTCCAAAATTTATTCTCTAAACTTCTTATTCTCTTTTCTTGGTCTTTAGTCTTTTCATCCATAGTGTTTAATTTAGTTTGAATTTCTACTTGACCCTGAATTAATTTGTCTATTTTCTCTTCCATCTCTAATCATTTACCTTGTCCTCTATAAACTTTTTTATAAGCATTTTGTGCTTTACTTGCATTCTTAGAATGAATACCTTTTCTTTTCTTTTTTGGTTTTATTAGTATGTTAGTTAAACCTTTCATTATTCAACTTCAACAGGTTCACTCCAAGAACTACTAGCCATCAACTCTAAGCACTCTGAATGAGTTAAAATCTGTGAAGGTATAACCAATCCACTTGCTATAAATGTTGGCTCTGCATTGTATTTAATTACAAATAAAGTATCATCTAAACTTCTTCTAATTGTTTGAGATGAACTTTGACCTACTTGACTAAAATCAATGTTTTGTAAATCTGTTGCAATATTACAAATTGCATAAGTTAAATTATTTAATCTTGTTTCCATTTTTATATATTATTAACTCGGCACTTCTTCAACAATATCTGCAGCAATCATATTTGTCATTGTAGCATCAGAACCACCACTTCCTAAGTCTGGTATTGTTGGAAATGTTGCACCATCTCCATTTCTCCACCAACTAACAGGATTTAAACTTGTTAAATCGGTTGGCACACCACTTCCAATTGAACTTATTTCAGCAGGTGTTAACACTTTGTTAAATACTGCAATCTCATCAATGTTACCCTCGAAGTAAACTGACGGCCCATAAGTGCCAATATATACAGGGGTGCTTAAATAGGTTACTTGATTAAAACTTGTGTTTTGGTTATCATATACTCCATTAATATACATTATTCCTGTTGTACTTGATAAATCCCAAGTTAAAGAAAAATGATACCAAGTATCAGCTACTAATGTAGTATTTGAAGTAATAGTTCTCCAATTTGTGTCATAATGATAAAACCATAATTTATCATTAGCAACCCAACACATATAACCATTATTGTTATCATTAGAAATAATTGTTTTAGTTCCTGTTAAATCATCTAATTTAAACCAACCTGAAACTGAATAAGCAGAAGTAGGTTTTAAACTACTATCAGTGCCACAATTAACATAATCGTCTACACCATCAAAGCTAAGTGAATATGTATTAGTGAATGAAGGTGTGCAACCTGCATAATCTTTATATACTACACCCCAATCAATAGTGTTAGTACAAACACCTTCACCCCACCAAGAACTGCTATAAATTTCATTTGCCATTTTCTATTTTTTTAAAGTACCCAACCACCAAAATCTGCTTTATCATCTGGGTACATATCACCATTGCTATTGCTATTATATTCAGGAAACAAACTATTATTAAAACAAATATAGTCTATAAACCGTCTAGTATAATGTTGAGCAGTATCTCTGCTTTTTTCTATTAAGCTATCTACTCTATTTTTATCTAATACTGTGCTATTTTCAGGTTGTGTTGAAAATATACCACTATTTGTAATATTAACACCTGCATAGGGTAGATACTCAACCATAGACCAATAAATTAACATATCTTTTAAATAGTTATTTACCAAATTATAATAGTTAGGATTTAATAATTCTGTTAAAGTTCCTGCTTCAATTAAACTTTCAATTTTTTCATATAGTTCAGTTCCTAAATAATTCTGCATGTAAATATCAGAGGCAAGTCGAACATAGGGTAAGAATTTATCTACATCTAAATTACCATTTGCAGAAGTGAATGTCACTAAATCTTGTCGAGTTATAAAAAGTGCTTTTGCCATTATCTTACATCTTTAGGTAAATTGTTATTATTAGGACTAAAACCCTTTAAAGGCATATCATTAGGAGCTACAGGGACTTTCTGCTCATTTACAGGTGCTTTAAAACCTTTACTTCTAGCTTGTCCTGTTGTTATCTCACTTTGCACTCCATCTTTAAGCATATAAGTCTTTCTAAGCCATTTATGATGACATCTAGCACCACCTTTATACAGCCAGATTGAATAGGTATCTGCTCCCTTTTCACCAAAACCAGCATTTACTGCTTTATCTCCCATCATAATAATATCTTCTTTTCTATAGATTTTATTTGCACTTGTCATTTTCTTGCAAAACTCTCTAGAATTACCACTTGCTTTGTTAGGTGCATAGCTATATCTAACTTTAAAAAGCACATCCTTTTGACTTTCTTGCTTTGAAGTGCCATCTTGCTCACTTTTAGCTTTAGGTCTTGCTACTCCTGTACTTGCTAGATTAAGCATTTTATCTAAACTTTCTTCAGTATCATAGTCAACTTCTCTTTCATCTACTATTTCATAGTTTTCTAAATCTTCATCTTCACCTAATGCTATAAGTTCTTCTGCAATAGTGTTTAATTCTTTGTCATCTATGTTGTTAAAGCATTGTCTTGATGCCTCTAAAAGTTCTACTTCATCTTCTTCTTGCTTTATACCAGTTTCTTCTTCAATTACTTCATTATCTAAAGAAGTATCAATATCCATAAACTCAAGAGGTTCAATAGTTTTAAAATATAAGTTTAATGAAATATTATTTACTGCAAACATTTCATCCAAAGCATCGATAATTAATTCTTGATAAGGTTTTATAACTACATTATTAAATAATAAACTACTATTTTGAATTTCATCTGCATTACTAGAGAAACCATTTGCAGAAGATAAGCCGAGCAATAATGGGCTTGTTACTCTGTGAGTTAACATTAGCATTTTCTTACACTCTTCACTTAAATACTCATAATGAGCAGGTGCATCATTTAAAGGTATATCATCAATTGTAGTTTTACTTTCTGAATTGTCATTAAAAGCTATTATTACTTTCTCACCATAGCTACCTGTTAGCTTAGAAAGAACTTGAGATTTAATATTTTCTTGTTTCTCTCTATCTGGCACCCCATTATTAAAGTTGACTACTTTAGTGCCTGAAAAGCCATTAATAGTATCATTGATTAAGTAGTCTGCTATCTCTTTTTCTAAGACTGCATAGCTTGTTTGGTAATCTGCAGGACTATAGTAATAATAACCTGAAACATATCTTCTAACTATAAAGATTTCATTCTTTGAACCACTACCAAAAACAGGAAACTTTTTTAATACTGTTTGTTTAGTTACTTTAGACCAGTCTGCAGAATATAAGTAGTTTTTAATTTCACCATCTTCACCACATTTCTCTGCTCTTAAAGTTTCTCTAGGAAAATGTGTAATACTAGCAATTTGATTGCCTTTGTAAGTAACTTGAAAAGCACCTTCTCCTAATAATTTTAAATCTTGACAAACCCTTCTTAAATCTTTAGGTTTTAATAAACTTTTCATTTGAGCATATTGCTCAGGTTTTCTACTACTATCTGTAGCATCTAAACCTTTGCCATATATTTGATTAACCACACCATTAATAACTGCATTATTAGTAGTTGAGTCCATATAAGCATCTATTAGACATTGGTAATAATCATTGTTATCTCCAATAGAAACCCATTCTTGATTTTTCTCTTCAGTTATTGTTGGTCTATCATAACCTGAAAGTTGTATTAAATGTAAATTATCCATTATGCAAAAATATATTCATTATCTCCTGTTGATTGCTCAATATAGACATTGTTACTTATGTTAAAAGTGCTAACTGTTTGGTCTGTTGCAAAAATCTTATCTCTATATAATAAAACACCATCTGTAGTGTTTCTAACTTCATAAGTGTAAAAATTAGACTCTTTAAGCACTTGTGCAGTTGTATAAGTGTAATAATAGTCAACTTCAGTTAAAGTTGCATTAGAGTCAGTAAAAATGACTTTATTTTGCTCTTCTGATTTAATCACTACTGAATAGGTTTTAGCATTGTCTATTTGCTCTCTACTAGTAAAGTTAATAGTTTTATTTCCTAATGTTGTTAATACCTGCATCTTTTTTAAAAAAAAAAGGGAAGGAAACTTTTTTTGTAACCTTCCCTTAAAACTAAACATTATATATTATATCACACAAACTATGAATTGGTGCCTTGTACTATTGTAACAGTCGCAGAAATCATTCCTGCAAATGGGTCTGCAGCAGTTGCTCCTGCAATGAAATTAGCAATTTTTAACTCTTGTGCTGTAAAGTTAAGAGTATAACCACTCATATCGCCCATAGCAGCTCCTGTTGCTATAGTTCCCCCTGTTACATCTGCTCCATGCTCTAAACCTACTAGCATTGCATTTCCATTATAATCAACAACACAAATATGAGGTCTGCCAAAAGCCATCAATTTTATTTCTTTGTTATCTTCTTTACTTAATTTAGGTAAAGATAATGTCAATGCTTGTTCAAAGAATGTAGTCCCATTTTCTCTAGAAGAGGTTATAGTCTGTTCTAATGAACTAGCTCCTTTAACATCATATTCATAAGCACTAAAAGTTCCAGTTAAATCTGTTATTTCATCATCTGTTTCAGTAACAGTTCCTAAATCTCCAAAATCTACAAAGTAAACCTTAGTTATTCCGCCTACCACATCTTTACATGGTACTTTCCGTCCTTTCGTTAAATCACAAGCCATTTTTTTTAAGTATTAAAAGGGAGTTTTTACACTCCCTAAAGTTATTAATCTTATGAGTAAAGAACTATATCAGAACCAATACCATATTGTACTCCTGAAGTATATCTCATAATTACTCTACAATTCTGAGAACCATCTAAATCACCCATATCTAAAATCTTAACTTCATTTAAGTCTGATAATAAACCAGTACCGAAGTATAAATTAGATTTTTGTGCAGCCATTGCTGTATTATCAGCAAGTCCATTAGCTACAAACAATTTAACACCATCAAAAGAAAGTGCTCCATCACCATACCACATGTGAGATTGTGCATTAACACCTGAATTAGTAGCAGCAAAACCACCTAATGCTCTTACATAAGCTCTTGCAATATTCTGTGAAATGTAAATGTGCATATCTTCTTTAGCATATAAAGCAGAAGGGATAGCATCTACAATTTTTCCAAGTTCTGCAACAACATTAGCAGAGTCAACTGTAGTTCCTACTACATCATTCACATCTGCATCTGCAGTAGCAAGTGTAACAAAACCATCAAACTCTCCTGCAGTAGCAGTAGTTCCACTCCAAATATTTTGCTCTGTTTTTTCTGCTACTAGTCCTGCTACATGAGCAATAATAAAATCAGAAAAAGCAGGAGGTAAGTTATCATAAGCAGAATAACCCATTTGAACCGCCTCCCAGTCACTTCTAAAATCTTTTTTACAAAGTTCAAGATTAACTTGGAATTCTTCAGGTTGTAATATTCTTTCTGTTAATGTTAAAGTTCCTGTTGGAGTAAAATCACAAGTAGCATCTTTAATGATATTAGCATCAGTTGCTCCTTTTTTAATTACCTCTTTGTACTTTACATTAGGTTTTACTTCAATTCCACCATTCTCAATAGTAGAACCACTCAACAATGCTGCAGCTATGTATTTACCTGCAAACTGACCAGCATACGTTGTAGTTATTGATGTTGTTGTTGCCATTTTTTTTTATTTAATTAATTATTAGCTATTTTACTAAAAACTCTATCTCTTATAGTTTCAGTTCTTTTTTGACCAAATAACACTTTGTTAGTTTTCTGAGTTGTTTCAGGATTGTGTTTAATTGGCTCTGCTTTTTCTTCTTTAGTTTCAGCAGTCAATTCAGTAACTTCTTCTATCTTCTCTTCTTTTGATAGTTCAGTAGTTTCTTCTTTAATTTCTTCTTGAGTTTCTTCAGACATTTCTTCTTTAGATTTTAACTCTTCAATCATTGATTTAAGTTCTTCAATAGTTGACTTAAATTCATCTGCACTTACAAATTGAACTTCCTCTTTAGTTTCTTCTTGCATTTCTTCTTCTACTACTTCTTCTTCTACTTCTGCTTTAGCATCCATAATTTCAGAAATAAGTCCTTCTTCTTCTACTTTAAGCATTTTGCCATCTTCTAAAGCATATTCACCAACAGGTAAAGCTATTTGCTCTTCTTCTGTTTTAATAAATACTGCTTGTCCTGACTCAAAAGACTCTGCTACTAGAATAGTTCCATTTTCAAGTTTCATTTCAGCAAGTTTTACAGTCTCTTCTGCAAGTTCTACACCTACTATACTCTTGATTTTATTTAATATTTCATTTGCTTTCATACTACTAATGCAAAAAAAAAGCAATTTTGTTATATTTAAGGAATTTTTATGCTCTAGTTTTACCTATTCCTTGTGCTCCTACACTACCATCACAACATTTACTGCTATAGCTTTTGCCATCTTTACACAAACAACCTCTTCTACTGCTTTTAGGTGAAGTTCTACTAGGTATATGAGTTTCTTTATCTCTTCTCTTAGTTTTCATTCTTTAAGTCTTTTAAAAGTTCTTTAATTTCTTCTAGTTTTGTTTCACTTGTATCTTTACTTGCTTGTATTGTAGCTTTATCTGCAAAATATCCTTCGATTGAAAACCCTTTAACTTTTCCTGTCTTTACAAAATCATTCCAAATCTCAGAGTTATTAACTTTCATTGAAATCATCCATGTACCAACAGGCAAATCTAAATCATAAATAGCAGACTTATCTTTTTCTTTGTTTTCTACTATCCAACTTTCAACAACAGTTAAATCATTTACTGCTAATTTATGTTCTAAAGTTGCATTGTTTTGATTGCCATTCTTAAAAAATAATTCACTTGCTTTTCTAACTGTATCTGCACTAAAATATACATAAAACTCTTCTTCATTGTTTGTTCTATATATTGGTTTGTTTGGTATTAATGCTGCTCCCATTAGTATCTGCTTTTCTTCATCTACTTTAGCTAATTTAATTTCTTGAGAATTAAGAGCTATAAAATCACTCTCTATTGCAGGACTTTCTACAATTGAAACTGCTTCAATTCCTGTTACCTCATTTTCTTCATCTAATAATAATTCTACTATATTCATTTTTTCTATTTTTAAAAGGTTGCTGTATCTATTATGTTATTGTCTAATGCTTGTGCAGAAGTTACATCACCACTAACTACATAAGTTTTAATTGGTGTACTATTGCTTTGTCCTAATGCAGTTGCTACTTGATTAAAGCCAGATTGACCAACTACATTAAAAGCAGGTGCTTGACTTTCTGCTCCTGTGCCTGTTGCTCCTATCCCACTAGAAGAAGAAGGTGTTGAACCACCTTCAAACTTAGTTTTCTTAATTGTTACAACATTAGCAATACCACCTGCTAAAACTGCTGCTGCATTTACATAGTTTAATGGTGGTGGTGAACTTGCCAATGCTTTATTAACACCTTTAAAAGTATCTATTACTGCACTTGCTATATTAGCTGCTTTCTGCACTTTAAATGCTTTCTTTTGTTCTGCTTCACTTTTTCCTGCAAATTGACTTGCTAAGTTAGCTATAATTGATAATGTACTTTGTACTGCATCTATTTTTTGTTGTTGTAATACTTTAGCTGCATCTGACTCTTTTTTAACTATTGCTAGTGCTTCATCTGCTGCTTTTTTATCTGCATCAATTTTTAATAATCTATACTTTTCATCTATTGCAGCTATGTCTAGTTTTTGTTGTTCTTCTAATTGCTTTTCTGCTTCAGCATTACCTACTGCTAATTCAAATGCTTTGTCATATTTAGCTACTAAAGAAATAATTTCTTTTTCATATGCATTTGCTTGAACTTCACTTAAAAACTTAAATAGTTCATCTTCTTTTTTAATTCTTTCATCTATTAGCTTTTGCTCTTCTGCTGCTTTAGCTTTAGCATCTGCTGCTATTTGATTGTTAATAGTGTTTAATTCTCTTTGTAATTGTCTGGCTATATTTGCTCTCCTTGCAACTTGCCTATTAACTGCTGCTTGTGCTTGTGCTGCTTTGTCTAAGTTTTCTTTATTACTTCTGCTAAATTCATTTTCTTGTCTTTGTGCTTCACTTCTTAATTTAAGTGCTGTTGTTTCTCTGTCTAGTAATTCATCTTCTAATGCTTGTGCTTCAAGTAATGCTGCTTTTCTTTCTTCTGCTGAAAACTCATCTTCTTGTCTTGCTTTTAATCTTAATAATGCTATTTCACTTTCTGCTTTTGCTTTATCTACTAATAACTTTCTTTCAATTTTATCTGCCTTTGCTCTCATGTCTGCTACTTTAGCAGCTAATCCCATTTCTTTTACCTGTTCATCTATAAACTCACCTACTGCATCTTTAGCATCACCAAAAGCATCTGTAACACTTTCAACACCCCATAAAACTTGACCTGCTTGGTCTGTAGCTACTTTAGCTGCTTTTGTAAATTCACCCTCAAAAACTAAAGTAAGTGCATCTGCTATAGCTGGTAGTAAAGTAATTATTCCATTTAGTCTAGTTAATAGATTATTTTTAATTAATTCTCCTAACTTTTCTAGTGCCACTTCAGGTTGTTCAAATGCTTCAATAAGTGCCTCACCTAAGTCTGCTAATTTATCTACTAAATTACCAACTAAAGCACCCATTATTGTTGTTAGCTTATTAAACTTGTCTTGACCTTGCTCACTACTTGCAAATGCAGCAGCAAGAGATGCTAGAACAACAACTAAAGCACCAATTCCTGTAGATATAATAGCAAACTTCATAGACTTAAAACCTAAGTTTACTGCTTTGATAGACTTTAAAGCACCTGTAAACCCTGAAATCATGCCACCAGTTGCTCTGTCTGCTACAGATGTAACTCCATCTAAACTACCTTCTGCTTGTTTGCTTTTCTTAGAAGTGTTGTCTATCTCTTTGTTAAGGTCTTTAACATTTTTTTGAGCCCCTTTAGTATCTACTTCTAATTTTCTTGATATGGTTTTCATAATTTTTTAAGTTTATCTTCTAATTTTTTAACATAAAAACCTTCTTTAACTGTTAGTGCTAATTTGTTAACTCCTAAAGCTATTATGATATTTTTATCATATACTTTAATTTCTTTAATTAGTTCTAATGCCTCTAATATTGTTTTCATTTTAATAGGTTTTAAATAATACAAAGTTAGCACTATATATCTGGTCTTGTGTTTTTGCCTGTCCCCAAGTAACAGTAATATCTAAAGTATTGGCTATTGTAGTATCTATAGGTTGTACATCTTGAAAAACAAAACCTTCTAGACTTCCTGTATCTCTATTATAAGCAAAGTTACCATTAGTACATATAGAACCTGTAGCAGTTAAACTAGCAATAGTAAAATCTAATTCTAATTCCCAACCTAAAGCAGTTACTGGACTTAAACTTATTGAACCTGTACTTGCTAAAACTGTTGAACCTGTTTTAATATGTATTTCAATAGTATCTCCATTCTGAGCAGAAATAACTCCACCTATTTTAGCATGATAACTATCACCCCTTAAAAAAGTATCAGCAGGTACAGTTAAACCACCAACACCTGAACCTATTACACTTGTTTCAGTAGTTGTATTAGTTATAGTTGCACTATTAACTGTTTGAGCATATAAACCAAACAGAGTAGCATTTCCACTTATAGCAGCAGTTAATTGAGTTAATAAATCTGAATAGCTAATACTTTTAGTTGAATATGTACCTGCTCCTGTATCTTGTGAAACATCTAACAAATCACCATTTGCTAATGTTGTTATTGGTGTGTATTGTGAAATTTTAGTCATAATTTTATTTTTTATTCTATTGTTTTATCTGCTCCTGCTTCAGTTGTTTTATACACCCCTGACTCCATTTCTTTAATATCTTCTTCAGCTCTTGGTGCTTCATTTAATAATTCTAATGTGCTTTTACCTGTTTGTAAATTAGTAGTTATTTTATTTATAGTAAATAATCTATCTGAAATAATTATAGTATCTGCTAAACTATAAGTTAATAAAAACTTTAAAGGTAGTATAGCATTGTATTTATATATTCTTGTTTTAGTGTTAAATACTCTTTGAATGTAATTCTGATAATATAATTGAAATAAGCTATTATTGTTACCACCATAATCTGTTAAAGTGTAACTATTTATTTCACTACCAAAGTTAAGATTATATTCAGGTGCATCTGCATTAATAGGATAAGGTGCAACATTTGAAGTGCCTGTGCTATTTGCATTATGAGGCATAAAGTAAGAATTAACTGCATTACTAGTTACAGGATTTACTGGCAATGTTCCATCTATTGGTCTAATTGAGTCAACAAAATTCATGGGACTATTAAAACCTGTTGTTAATGCAGATTGATAAACTGCATAAAATATTAAAGGTTTTCCTATTAGACTTTCATCATTTTCATTTACAAAAAAGCCATATTGAACTTGTGTTTGTGTACCATCATAATTATTTAATCTTTCATATAATAAATGGTCAAAAGGACTTTCAATGTTATAATTGTTTCCTGTACTTGCATCTGCTACATATTGAAGTTTACCATATTCAAAATTGTTAATCTCAGAAAATGCTTTAGCTAGTTTAGTTTCAGGTTCAGGATAGCTTAAATCTATTGTAGTAAATGGTAGTGCTTCACTAATTGTATGTTGTTGTTTATTAACATACTTAGTTAAATTATGTTCAGTTGTAGAGTCATTATAAAATTCATCTAAAGTTTTAACTATTAGTTTATTATCTCCATCAATATAAGCAGTAAGATTAAATGATTTAAACAACCCTTTTAAAAAGTCTATTACTTTAATATTTGGCACTTCTAAAGTTGGTAGCACATTTCCAGTTAAAGGAATAACACTACTATTAGTATTAAAATTAGCAGTTCTTAAACCACTTGAAATTGTTGACTCATATACTAAAGAAACATTTGCACCAAATAGAAAAGCACTTTCACTAGTTACTCTTATATATAAAAGTCTAGTTTGACCTGTTGTTATAGCATTGTTAAATTGACCATATTTAACTTCTAAACTTTGTGTGCCTACTGCATTATTTAAAACTGCTTCAACATTATTATTAACTGCATTAACTACTTCTATTGTATAAGCTACACTTGTATAACTTGAGTCAGGTGTTACTGTTGCTGTATATGTTAATTCTTGTAAAGGTGCTGAAATTCCTAATAAACTTGTAACCCCTGTGCTTTCTGTAAAATCACATTCATTAGCAGTATTTAAAAAATAAGCACAATCTGCTGAACTTGCATCACAAGTATAAGCAAATGTACTTTTTAAATCTACACTACCTGCTACTGCTAATTTTCCTGTTTTTCTATGTAACCACATGTACAAAGTAGAAAAAGCTAGAGTATCAAAAAAACCACCTGTTTTAAAACTTAAACTATATTGCTCTTCAATTGCTTTAATAATTAAACTTAGCTTAATTGCAGGTTTTAAATCTTCAGGATAAATACCATGTCTATTATAGTTTAAATCAGTTGATGCAGAATTTAAAGATATATTACCATTTGTAGTTCTAAATATTTTATAATTCTGTGAACTTGTTAATATATTACTACTTAATACAAGAGTGTTATTATCAAATATTTCTGTAACTAAAGCATAAGTAGAAGATGTTGTATTTTCTACTATATCATTAACTAAAACAACATTTGTAAAATTATTATTAGTATCTACTAAAGTATTACTTAATACTATTGTAGTTGTAACACCTGAAACTATTTCATTTTCAAAACCTGTGCTACTATATGTGTATCTTTGTGAATGTGTTATTAATGGATATATAATAGCATCTTCATAAAGTGTACTATCAACAGTAAAATTATTTCCAACTTGTAACCCTGAAAGAATATTAGTGCTATTATTTTCATAACTAAAATTATCTAGCCATACTAAATTATTAAGTTTATCTTCACCAAATAAATTGTTTAAGCTAACAGTATTACCAAAGAAAGTAATTTTATAAACACTAGGTCTATTGTCCTTCATTTTAACCTCTTGAAGTTTTATCTTGCCCTCTCTAAATGGTTGATAGTTTAATTCTATCTTAGCATCAGATTGTATATTAGCATCAAACCCATCAATATCTGAATTATACCAATGCTTAAATAGTTTGTTATTTGTAGAACTTGCAGGTACACTAAAGGTTTTACTAAAATCTGTAAACACTTTGTCTATATCTCTAATATCTTGGATAACCTGAGTTAAAGAAACTATTTCTTCTTTAAACAAATCTACTTTAACATAGTCCTGCTCTACATTATCTCTTTGTTGAGGTTTTATATATAGTATTAATTCTTGCATTTAGTGTACATTATTAATAGTATCAAAAGCATATTTAAAATTTAAAGTGTAGTTTATTAATCTATCATTTAAAGATGTCTTATAAGTTAAATTACTAGATGTTACATTTACTGGCAAAGTATCTCCACTTGCTACAATCCATACATATTGACTTAATAGTAACTGCTTAAAACTTTCATTCATGCTTTCACTAACAAAACCACTATTTAAAACTAAACTTTCATTTGCTATAATATTATAATCTTTAATTTGATGCTCAGTAAATTGTTTCCCAAAAATATAAGGTAAAGTAGCATCTAAAATATTCCTTTCAAAATTGTCTTTTTTAACATCTAATGTTTCAACAGATTTTTTAAAGAAATACAAGTTTTGTAAAGCACCTAATTTATTTACAAATACTATTTTACTAACAGGAAATTTACATTCATCTATTAATTCTATTGTTCTTGTTTCTGTACTTGCACCACTATTATAAACTACTTCTACTTCATCTACATTACTTGCTGTAGTAGTTACATATTGTATTTTTTGATTAGTGTTTCCAGTATCAGTTATTGAATGTGTGCTAACTGTAACACCATTTAATTTAAAATTAACATCTTCTGCTATTTCTGCATTGACTGGTATTTGTGCAAAATCAGTATCTAACACTTGAACTTTAGCAGCACTTAATAAAATAGGTAATGTATAAGTAGCATTAATAGAACCACCAACTGAAGCAGGTTCTTGAAAATAATTGTAACCATCAAAAGCTAGAAATGTAGTTGAACTTGTACTACCTACTGCACTAGAAGAAAAAGGTGTTAAATCTGCAATAACCCAAAGCACCTGACCTGTACTATTTGCACTAAAAGCAATTTCATAATAATCTCTTACTAGCTCATTAATTTCAAATGTTACTTCTTCTTCACTATTAATAGTATCTTTTTCTATTGTATAAGTTGCAGTAGCAGGTTTGCTGCCTACTAAACCTGTAAAGATATATAACTCTAATTTAACTTTAATAGCGTTAGCAAAAGTTGTACTTCTAATGTATCTAGGACTTCTTGTTAATGTTAGTGTGCTCATTCTTATATTTTTAAATTATCATCCATAAAACCTAGAACTATATCATCACTATATTTGTCTAGTCCTTTTTCAAATGGTTTTGTAAAAAACATAGTAGCTCTAATTCCTTTGTTATATATACCTCTAGCTAGTAAATAGTTTAATGTCTTTCTTTTTAAAAACTTGCCAGACTTATCTCTAGGTGCTATTCCTTTTTTAATACCCCATTTATCAAATGCAGAACTAGGTGGCATTTTGTCTTTATACTTAAATGGTGAAGATGAACTTTCACTATATGTTGATTTCTTACCCTTAACACCTTCATCTTGATAAGCACCATAATCAAGCATATCAAATGTAACACCCTTTTTACTAACCCTATATTTTAAGCTATTATATAAATCTTTATTTACATTTTGCCTACCTTTAGTCAAGTTAGTTCTAGCTTGTTGTATTACATATTTAGCATATTTGTCTAATGCTTTTTCAAATTCTCCCATTTTAACAAATTGTCATATCAGTTTTAGTATTAATAGTAAAAGTAACTGCCCATCCTGCTAGTCTGTTTTCAAATCTTTCTGTGAATGGTTCACATGTAGCATCTCCTTCTATTTCAAACTCTTCTCTATATAGTTCACCTTTTCTTAGCAATTGTATTACTCTAGTAGCTAATGCTAACTGAGTATTTAAAATGTCTTGTGTGTTATCATTGCCTAAAAAGAAACTTTCATCTTCTGCATTATTAACATCTACTAAGTCCATAAAAAATATGGTCATGTTATGTTGAACTAAGTTTGTAGTTATTGTAGCACTATTAACTGTAATGTGTGAAAGTGGAAACATAGACTGCTTTCTTAAATCAATGTCTGCTATATCTCCAAAAGTTACTGCATTGTTAAATGGTTCTTCACTAACTGCTTTTTTAATCTGGTCTATTACTCTATAAAAACTTCTCATAATTTCTTTATGTATAATGGTGAATGTTCTCCTACATCTTCTTTAATTAGCTTTTCTAAATAATCTATGCTATCATCAAAATTAAATGTATCATCACTTTTAAGAATAATATCTAAACACTTCCAATAGTCATAAATAGCTTTAGTAGGTACAGTAGCAGTAACTCCTAAAAATGCATCTTCTAGTCCATCAGTTAATACTAATGTTTCAGACTCACCAAATAGCTTTCTAGTTAGTAGCTGTTCTATTATTTCATCTCTTTGCATTCTTTATTAATTGTTGTTCTACTTGCATTTTGTCTTTCTCAAATGCTAACATAGTTAAGCAAGTGTGAAGTCTGCTATTTGTTATTTCATCTAGTTTTCTAATATCTCCTTTTGATAGTCCATAAATGGATTGATACCAACCCCACTTTTTAGCAAATCCTTCAAGTTTTGTGGAATGTCCACTATGTCCTGAGTTTTCAAATAGTTCATTATATGACTCAATAATTCTGTTTTTAAATTGCAAAAAAAAAGCAAAGAACCCATAACTATATCTAAAGGCATTTCACTTAAATCATACTTATCTGAGCTAACATAATCCTCAATTATATACTTGCCTTTTCTTTTATAAACTACAGGTCTATAAAGAACACTCATAGCTAAGTCCATCTGCTGCCAGTCTGTTAAATAAGTATCTAAATCTATATACTCACCAAAAGTCATATCATCTAATTTAGGTATAAATCCAAACTCATCTTCACCTAATTTAAACAATGCTTTAAACTCTGACTTCTCTTTAAACAAGTTGTCTAAGTGTGTTGTAATTTCTTCAACATCTTTTATTCTCATTTGCATAATCTCTTTTAGATTAGCATTGCAAAATATCTCTATCATTTTCTGTTGATAGAATGTAGTTAGTTGTTCTTCTTTTTCTACTATCTTAACCCACTTTTGATATTGTGCTAAAGTTATTTCACTTAAAGACTCAGGTATGTTTAATTTAATCTTCATATATATAATGCAATTTTATTGCTGTTTTGTTATATACAAATTTAAAAAACTTTAAGCACAAAAAAAAAGCTACCTGTTAAAGTAGCTCTTAATTTAGTTGTTTTTAAATTTATTATTAAAATTGTATTAATAGTTTACTTGTTAAGTTTTCTATAAAATCTTTTTCAGTTTCAAAACAATTTGTTAAAACATAAACACCTTTATTAGGCTCTAAATCTGTATAATTTTCAAATCTTAAAAAATAACCATACTCATTTGGTTCAGTAGTATAAGTATTAAATAAATTTTGAAATTTTTCTGCTTTATTTCCAATAAAACCTAAATCTATCTGAATTGTTTCTTTTATTATTGTTTCCATTTTGTTTGTTTTTAAATACATTGCTAATATATAAATATATTTATAAACTACAAAACAATTAACACTTTTTTTTAATATTTTTTTTTACATCTTATCTTATCTTTTCTTATCTTATCTTAATGCTAAAGCATTGGTTAAGCAGTGCTACAGCATTGCTATAGCTTTGCTCTATCTGTTGAGAGCTGTTTTTTAAACTTTTTAGTAAATAAGTGAAAAATTTTTATTTTAGTAAATGCTTGTTTATTTTTTTATTATTCTTACAAATATTCCAAACTCAATTAAGTAAGGTAAACAAAAACCAATGCCATAAATACAATCTTCTTTATTGTAGCTAAATGTAATTATTACTAGACTTAGAATATCATAACCTGCATAATTAAACCACCCATAACTTAATAGTGCTTTATCTAAAAAAACTAATACAGGTCTTAATATTATTATCATTAGTATAAAAAGTATTCTCCACTATTAGGATTTTGTAATTGATAGCTTACTGCATATCTAAGAGCATCAAGACAATGGTTCCAATTGTCACAGGGTGTTTGACTCTTCTTTTCTAACCAACAATAATTATTCAATTCTTTAATTAAATCTGTACTATCTTCATCTATTATTAAATCATAGTCTTGTAATAAGCTAATGCCATAAGTAATAGAACCTTGTCCTTTTATAGCAGCTACAACTTTATTATCTCTGCTCAATTCATTGATTAGTCTAGGCTCTGCACTATCACCTACTATTAAATTATCACCTGCAAACTTTTTATTAAGAATTGCTATTTCACTTGTAGTTAATTTAGTTTGATAAAAGCATTGTTGTACATATATAATCTTATTGTCTTTGTCTATGCTTGTTTTAATTAAAGTTGAAGGGTCATTACTAAATCCATAATCTTGACCAAAAACTATTTTACCTACTTGCTTAAATTCTCCTATTTTCCAATTATTATAAATAACACCTTCTGCTTTATCTAACCAACTGCCTAAAATAGTATGCTTGTATCTATTAGGTCTCCTGTCTTTCATTTGCTCTATCTGCTTAATATAGCTTTCTGAAAGGTTTTCTATGTTGTCTAAGTAAGTAGTGTGAATGTAAGTAGTATCTTCTTTAACTGTATTGCTACCATCTTTAACACCTCTAGCTTCAAACCATCTTTGATAAATAAAGTTTTCTTTTGTTGTTGGATTAAGTATTAATATAACTCTATTGTCTTTGTTCTTTTGTCTAATACTTAAATCTATCTTATCAAATATAGTTTCATCTGTTAGCTCTTCTGCTTCATCTAACACCCATGTAGTAACTCCCTGTAATGATTTGAGGTTTGCAGTTTGGTCACCTGAACTTGTTTTGATACCTCTAAATAAAATCTTACTGCCTGTTTGCTTGTTTATGATTTCATCTTTTGTAATGTGAAAGTCTTGTTCTATGTTTTGAAGTTCTAGCTTTTCTATAAACTCAGGAATGATAGATATACTTGCTGCTCTTAGTGTGTATCTAGTAAATAGTATCTTATGCCCTGCTTCATAAGTTAGAAGTGTTAGTAGTGTGTTAATAGCAAATGATTTGCCTGAACCTCTACCACCAGTCACAATGAAGTATCTAGTTGCATTTTCTAAGACTAAGTATTTATTGCTTAGCTTTAATTCCACTAATTAACTTTTTAAAATCTATGCTCTTAGTTTCATTGCTATTAATATCTACTGTATCTTTAGCAGTACCATAGGCAGAGTCCATTAAAGCCTTATAAGCATTTACATCACCTTTTCTAGCTTTCTGTATTAGTGCTAATGTTATTGCCTCTTCATTAGATAACCATTTAACTACTCCATCTTCTAGCTCTTCTTGACTTAAAACCTCTAACCATTTCTTAGCAATAGTGGACCTATTAAGACTACCTCTAGGTCTGCCATTAGGATTGCCTGACTGCCCTTTTTTAAATGGTATTAAATCTTCTTTAGACATTTGTATTTGTTCTGTATTTGTTCTGTATTTATATTAACCTGAGCAAGACTCACAATTATTATCATCAATGTTACATTGTCTTACAGGTACTGGTTTCTTTTCTAATTCTTCTAGTAGTTTTTCAAACTCTGTTTTTTTTGTTTTACTTAAATATGTTAATAATTTCTTTTCTGGTTTGAGGTTGTTTCTTTTACTGCTCATAGTTATCAAATAATCTTTTACAATCTGCTATTAATTCTTTTACACAACTAGAACAGCTACTTAGCTTTCTTTTAGTGTGTAATACTCTGTTACTTATTTCTACTAGTTTTACTTGTTCTTCTTGTGTTAATCTATTTTTATGTATTTTATAAAATTCTTTTAAGTAGCTATACTCTTCTTCTTTTAAGCATTCTGGCTTATTGTAAGGAAACAATTTATTTAATGCTTTTCTTCTTTCATCACACCCACAATCTTCACCTGCTATAAATTTAACTGCTTTATCTATGCCTGTTGCTTTAGTTACTTTAGCAATAGTATCACCTAAACCTTTAGACTTCTTTTTAGTTGTCTTTTTCTTCTTTATAGTTTTACTTTTTTTGCTAGTAGTTTCTTGCATTTGCTTATACTTTTATGAACTATGACATGACTTATTTTAGTAGCTTTACTTAATGCTCTTATAGTGTGAAATTCTTTTCTATACAAGTTAAATAGTTTTCTATCAAACCAATATATATCTTTAAGCACTTCATCTATTTTATCATCTAAGTTTTCTTCTTCTGTTTCTAAGTCTGCTGGTTCTGTTTTTAAATCATCTAAACTAAAGTAGTTATTATTAATTTTACTTTCTTTAATAATAATTCTTCTAATAATCTTTTTAATAATACCAAAATGAGGTTTATTATTTATTATTAAATTCTCTGCTTCAATTACATTATTAGTTAAATCATCAAAGACTTTAATATACATTTCTTGTACTATATCAATAGCTTTTAATTCAGAATTTGAGAATAATAACTTGTCTGCTATTAATTCCCATTTCTTCTGATGTTGTGCTAAAATCTGTAATACCTCATTATTTGACAAAATAAATTTTAATGGTTAAACAAAATTAATAATTTTTAGTTACATTATTATACTCTAATTTTAAAAAACTTATGTTTGACCTAATTGCATCACATACTCTATATCCTGAGCTAGTTAATTTTCTTAATCTATAAACTTCTGGCACTTGTACATTAGCTTCATTAGTTGCTCTAGCTACAGATAGCTTTTCATTGTTTACTTTGTCATAAATTATTTCTTCATAATCTTGATGGTACTTTGATTTAATACCTTCAATGTAATACAAGTAACTTGTTAAGTTTTTTAGCTGCTCATTTAGCTTTACTCCATCACTAATACTAGTGTTATTATAATCTTCTATAATATCTGCTATTTTATTTAATACTTCATTCATT